TATCAAGCAGGACTTACTTTTCAAAATATCGTCCAGAGCAATTTGGCCGACCCCAAAGTGTACAGCTTATTACAAAAAGGATATACGCAAAACGTGTTTCAGTTTTCTTCTAAAGGTATGACGAAATTCCTGGTAAGTATGAAACCTGACAAGATAGAAGACTTAATTGCTGCCAACGCTTTGTTCCGTCCGGCCACATTGGATTCTGGTTCATCTGACCGTTATGTGGATTGTAAATTGGGTGATGCCGACCCTGTATATTTATGGGGTACTTACAATGCCATGAAAAATACTTACGGAGTCCTTTGCTATCAGGAACAGCTTGCACAAATTGCACGAGAAGTGGGTGGTTTCAGTTTGGGAGAAGGAGTTAAATTGGTCAAACTGATTTCTAAAAAGAAGGTAGATAAGATTTTAGCTTTACGCGACAAATTCATGGCAGGTGCCAATCAAAACGGATGTCCAAAAGAAGATGCTGAAGCAATATGGCACATGTTTGAGGTGGCCGGAGGCTATCTTTTCAACAAAAGTCATGCGACCGCATACGCTGTTACCGCATACGCCGGTGCCTATCTAAAAGCTAATTATCCTACCGCATTCTACACTATTGCGTTACAGTGGGCAGATGATGATGAAATTCCTACTTTAATGAGTGAAATGGAACTGTGTAGTAACGCTAAGATTGTACCTCCAGACATCAATGTCAGTGACAATACATTTTACACAGATTATCAGACCAATGAGATTTTCTGGTCCTTGTCACGCATTAAAATGTTAGGTGTCAAGGCTACGGAATGGATTGTAAACGAGCGTCAAGCGCGTGGACATTTTACCTCTATTGAAAATTTCATAGACCGAGTATTCCGATACAAATTGAAGAAATATCAGTATTGGGATGATCCAGACGATATGGATGAAATCAAAAGATGTCCTGTAAATGCCCGTCATGTACGCAATTTGATATTGGCCGGCTGTTTTGATAAAATTGAAAACGCACAATCAGTTGTAGAGCGTTATGCCATTTTAGAAAAAGCTGCAAATTTATTGGGCTTTGAAATTACTGAAAAAGACATCCCTTCAGATTTACGAGACAAGCATTACTTCTGGAGTCAGCAACAGATTGCGGTCAGTGGTATCGGAGCCATAGATTATAAACGTATCTATGATAATTCAGAAGCCAAAACCAAAATCAAAGGTAAAGCGGCATGGGCATTGCTTAAAAACATTTTAGACCCAGATTATGACGGAAAGCGCGTAGCCATCTGTGCAAGTATCGTGGATATTGAAGAAAAGAAATTCAAAGATAAAAAAACAGGTGAAAATCGTATATTCTGTAAAATATTATTACAACAAAACAATGATTTAACAGAAATGATTATTTGGAATGACGAATGGGCCACAGCGCGTGCAGAATTCACCAAAGGTGGCAATCTCAGTCAAGCCAAAAACAAAATGCTTATTTGTTCCGCACAAGTAAAGTACAGTGACTTTACAGGTAACAACAATCTACAATTATATAAATCATCCATCGTTTCAGTGTTATGAAATCAAATTTTAAAATTAATGTACCAGTGCCCAATGTAATTATTGCCATCGTAGGGCCTTCAGGAAGTGGCAAAACAACAATGGCCAATGTAATGGCCGAGGCTGGAATTCCCACCATTGTATCATATACAACAAGACCTATGCGTGATGGGGAGACTAACGGTAAAGAACTTTGGTTTGTGACTCCAGACAAGAAACCAAAACAATCTGAAATGATTGCTTACACCCAGTTCGGCGATTATGAATATTGGGCAACTAAATCG